ACCTAAAAATAAAATCAGAAAAGGACGACAAAATGCTGTTATGGATTGATTTAGAAACCACGGGCCTTGACCCGGTTGGCGATCACATTGTTGAACTGGCTTGGATGACAAGCTATGACGATCTGAGTGCTCGATCGAACTCACACAATTACGTGATCGACATTTCCCCAGCTGCGCGTAAGCAGTTGGCTGAAAACCCTTATGTGCTGGACATGCACAAAACGTCTGGCCTGCTCGAAGATATCGACGCAGCCAAGAACGTGTTTCGCCTTGAAGATGTCGAGGATGACATTCTCGCCGCACTCAAGCGCGAGACTGTCGCACCGCGTCTATGACGTGAGTACGCTGCGCACGTTTTTCCGCGAGCTCAACGTCGAATCGTCTTACGAAAACCAGAACAAGCACCGCGCTGGTGACGACGTGATCGAGTCTTACTACGTAGCGCTTGAGTACAACAGCGCAACCAAGTTTGCTTTCACTAAAGCGAATCAAAAAATGAACTACGAAACTGCTACGAAGGAGCTGCACATCTAATGCCTAGCGTCAGTCACTCTGAAGTAGACAGCTACTTGCTTTGCCGTCGTAAGCACTACTACGGCTACTCACTCAGCCTCCAGCGGGTACGGGAATCTGCCGCCCTCGCTATGGGAACCGCGGGCCATAAGGTACTCGAAACCTTCTACAAAGCCCTGCTGGAGGCTGGAACCACTCACGATCTCCAGCTTGCAGCCATGCCTAAAGCAATCGCAGCCGCTGGTGAGGTGATCGGCCAGCTCCGCCAAGAAGTAGACGTGCCCGCTAACCGAGCCAACATCTTCGACACGCTTGAAGAGCTGTACTTCCCTAACGAGCCCTTAGTAGCTACCGGATGGACAATACTTGCGGTCGAAAAGCAGTTCAACCTTGAGTACGACCCTGAAACGCAGGCGCAGTACCCCTTTGTAGTGGACCTTATCGCCACTAACCCTGATGGTAAGACCGTAGTGATCGATCACAAGTTTGTGTACGACTTCTACAACTACGAAGCCAGCATCATGCAGCCGCAGATCCCTAAGTACATCGGGGCCCTGCGGGCGCTCAACTACAAAATCGATCACGGCGCGTACAACATGATCCGTACCCGCAAGCTGAAAGAACCTGACTACGCGAGCATGATCCAGTGGCTTGATGTCAAGCCTGAAGCTCAGCGCGTGAAGCAGGTGTTCATCGAGCAAATCTCGGTAGCAAGTGAGATCCAATCGGTGAAAGCTTTGAGCCCTGAAGAACAGGACGCAAAGGCCTACCGCGTGGCTAACAAGATGGTGTGTCAGTCATGCAGCTTTATTGACATTTGTCGCACTGAATTGTCGGGCGGCAACAGTAAGCTAATGATCGCTACCGAATACAAAATTCGGGAGCGTAAAGAATTCCAAGTATCTGAAGAAATAGAAAGCGAATAAAAAATGGCTACAAAACTAGACACAATCCTCGGCCGCATGGCTGACCTTGAACACCAGACCGTTGATAAGAACTTCATGGGGATGCTTTACGGCCCTCCCGGCGTTGGCAAGACCACGCTGGCTATGGGGATCGCTCACAGCCTTGCAGGTAAAAAGGGCAAGATCCTTTACCTCGACAGCGCGGATGGCTGGGTATCGCTGGAGAACATCCCGTCGTTGCTCCACAACGTCGTGCGTTTGCCCTTTCAAGAATACGCTGACATGCCGACATTGGCCGCAGCCCTGCGTGAACCTAACGCTAAGCGCCCTGCGGCACTGAAGGACGTGAAGGTTGTCGTGCTCGATGAGCTTTCGTCGATCGCTAACGATGTGCTTGACCGTGTACTGCGCGATCGCACAGGCACCCGTGACGACGAGATTCCAGATGTCGTAGCTGAATGGTCCGACTACTACCCGCAGAAGGAGCTGATCCGTAAGGCAGTGATCCAGCTGCACGAAGTATCTGACCTGCACGTGATCATCGTGGCCCACGCTAAAGAGAAGATCGATCACCGCAAGGTGAAGGTAACCAAGCCAGACTTCCCAGACAAGTTGCTGGGAGAGCTGCAGAAGCTTATGCACATCACGGCCTACGTGACTGCTGAGACGGCCATGAAGGCCGGTGAGGTTATCTACACTCGACAGGTGCAGAGCCAGCCCTCGGCACTAATCGAGGCCAAGAGTCGTATTGGTGGCCTCGCTTTCAAGACCGACTTCAAAGAATTCGCTGACGTAGTTACCAGCTGGGTATCCGGCGACGCTATGCCAAACGATCTTGTCGCGGACGAAATCATCCCTGATCTCGTACCGGACGAGCTTCCCACCGACGGTATCCCTGTCGCGGAAGAACAAGAAGATGACGACGAACCAATCGTTGTCACACCATAAGAAAAGAAAAGAGAAAATAAAATGGCTGGATTGATCGAAGAGTTCAACATTGACCTGTCCAACGTTGAGGCCCCCGAGTATGGCGGGCCCGTCGATGACATCTACGAGTTCACGCTTGGCGATGTCTACCTTCAGGAAGGGTCAAAGAACCACCCAGATAAGAAGTGGCTCATCTTCAAGTACCTGCTCGGTGACTCGGGTCAGACGTTCTCGGAGTTGTTCTCGCTTCCATCTAACCCTTCGGCTCCCACTGAGGCTGAGATGCAGCGTCTCGGATTCTACAAGCAGCGACTCACCTCGCTGGGTGTGTCTCCAGAGAACGTGAACACGGTCGAACGTGACGATCTGGTGGGTGCCCGTGGTACCTTCGAGCTCCGCACCACAAAGGGACGGGACGGCAAGGAGTACCAGAACATCAAGAACTTCAAGGCTAATCTCGGTGGAGCGTCAGCTCCCGCAGCCTCGAAGCCAGCGACGGCAGTAAACAACCCGTTCGCATAATAAACTGGGGCCCTCCGCGTCCTCCCTTCGGCGGGGGGCCCCTTTCTCATTTAGGACGATCATGAGCGATTTAGCGACACAAGAACTAAACGATTTTTTTGAGTACATTTGGGCCGACACTGAGGGATACGTCTACGTACCCGTGCAGCCTGAGCCTTACGGGCCGACCGACTGGCATGGCTTCATGTTTCAGTGGCCACGACAGAAAGCGGCTGTCGTTCGGCACGTGCTGAAGCACGCCGCGAGCAACGCCAACGTGTTCTACAGCCCGGCCGTGTTCTCAGCAGCGAGCCCTAAGAAAGATTCAGTGCTCGGTAGTTGGGTGCTGTGGGCCGACTTTGACGGCAACGCACCAGACGACTGGGCCACGCTTGACGTGCCCCCACCTACGTTGATCGTGCAGTCGTCGATGCCCGGCCACGAGCACTGCTACTGGAGGCTTGACGAATTCATTACCGACATTGCACTGCTTGAGGACCGTAACCGGTCCATTGCATACACGTTGCAGGCGGATACGTCTGGCTGGGATGCGGATCAGATCCTGCGCCCGATCCACACGATCAACCGTAAACGCAACCTGCCCGTGACTGTGAAGGAGTGGGAGCTGTGAAAAGTTATTCGCTCTCATCATTCGGGCACATCACCTCAGCTAAAGAGCTGGTATCCACCAAGATCCTCGACGAGAAGCTTCCATCTATTGAGGACGTAAAAACTCTTGCACGTTGGACTACCGACATGGTGGATCTGTTCAACACGACACGTGAGCGCACACTCGAAGTGGATGCGCAGGGCACCAAGTCATTCGACCGATCCTCGGCTATGGCTCGCATCGCCTACTCGGGAGCTGAGCAGGGCTGGACTGACGCACAGATCATGGCAGTGCTGGTCGATATCGACAATCGCTGGGGCAAGTATGCGGCCCGCCGTGACCGCGAGACGCGCTACCTAATCCCGTTGATCAACCGTGCCCGGCAAAAGCACGGCTACTCGGGCAGCCTTACAGATCTGGCCATGTCGGCCCTGCTCCAGCAGGCACCTGTCACGGATGGCGAGACTGCATCCAAAATGGTGTGGGGTTTCGATGATTTTGTAAACACTGAGTTCAAAATCAACTGGATGCTCAAAGATTTATTTGCGGTAGGTGGATTCGGCTTGCTGGTAGCGCACCCCGGTGTCGGTAAGACGACTCTGGCTATTCAAATGGGGGCTCAGATGGCCCTCGGCCACGAGAAGTTCCTGCGCTGGGATAACACGGGTGGCAGTAAGAAGGTATTGCTGCTCTCGCTGGAGATGGGTAAGCCGCCACTCAATCACTTTCTTAGCCTGATCTCGAACAGCTACGACGACAAGAAGAAGCTGAACCGTAACTTCCTCGTCGCGCCGTTCGGCACCCCGATCCCGCTCGACATGCCTGAAGGCCAGCAGTTTTTGTCGAACCTGATGGACGAGTACATGCCTGACGTGCTGATCATTGACTCGCTGCAAAAAATCTCTAGTAAAGAGCTGACGGATGAGCAGGCTGTCAAAAACCTGATCCACTACCTAGCCACGATTAGAGCCAAGTACAACACGTCATTGCTGGTGATCCACCACAACCGTAAGAAGCCGAACGAGGCGCAGAAAAAGGCAGTAGAGCTGTCGGACGTGTACGGATCCACATACATTGCCACGGACGCTGACTTTGTTATGAAC